ATAGTGCCGCTCTAAAATTAATCTTTCTTCTCTTGTCCATCTCTTCAGTTTTTGCGCCGTAACTCTACTTCTTTTTATTTGTATAGCACTTCTACTTCTGTGAGGAAACTGTGCATACAGTTCTTCAAGTGATAAGGTACGAAGCAATTGTATTTCATCTTTTGTCCAGTTCATAAAAGGTTCTCTTCTCTAAAAATATATTATATCAAACTCTGGAAACAAAGTCAAGAAGAATTTTATAACCTATTTAAAAATAGTATATAATTTTACTTCCCTAAAAGGAGATTTCATGGTATAATAAATCCTTAATTGATAGGAACTAAGGTCTAATTGAGATTCTTCACAACCCTAAGCAAAATCAATTTCTTTAGATATTTGTGCAATTGAACTGGAAGCGGAATAAAGGGAGCTTCCGATGTTCGAATCCACAATATTATTTACAGTGAAATTTATTTTGCACAAACTCGCTAACGAATCCGCTATAATACATCAATTACATGACCAATTTCTAATGACCACGATAATTTACTATGACTTATACGGGGTCGAAAGGCAAAAACAAAGCTCCCTGGTCCAAGAACCCTTTACCAAAATAACTACCAAATGGGCCGTTTGCGACAAGCGCTTTTTTTACGTCTTTTTCTTACTCTTTCGGCTAATTTTCGTTACTTTTGTGGAATTGTTACTGGTGGCATCGTGACTGTAGCAGGTTATTCTAGCTTCGGTGGGTTATTCTAGCTTCGGTGGGTTATTCTAGCTTACGTGGGTTATTCTAGCTTTCGTGGGTTACTGCTCTGATTACTTTAGATGAATTATTTGTTGAGCACCCGCAGCGATTTTGCTTTCAGGTTCTCAATTTCAAGGCAAAAAAAAGCTCTCGTTATGAGAGCTATTTCTTTGTTGCTACTTCAAGCATTTTTAAGACTTGCTTTGGTGCTTTTTCGAGTCCTGCAAGTATCTCCAATTCTAAGTTCAGGTTACTCGCTATGGTGTTGACCAACTCGACTTTTGTTATTGGCTCATTTCCAGTTTTTGACTTGTATATCGACCTCTGGTAAACTCCTTCCCTGCTCAGCTTACCGATGATTGACTTTTCACTTCTTGTCATCAATTTTGCTAGACTTTCTACAGTTTCTTTGGTTGGGTTGGTTGTATACTCGTTAATCATATACTGGGTTTCTTCTTGTGTATAGTTCATTCTTCTTCATCCTCTATTAGCTCTATCAAATGTGGGGTTCCTTGCTCTCCCCATTTGATTGTAAAGCTGCCATCTACATTGTCTACTACAAGAGCTAGTGTACTATAGGTAAGAAGTACAACATCTAGCTCATCTGCGGGGATTAAATCAGCATACTCTGCAAGTTTTTCGTTATATTCTTGTTCTAGATTATAGGTTTGCTCCTCTATTATACTTAGCTCTCCATGCAATCGGTCGAGAATAAAATAGGCTTCATCAAGTTTTTCAGTATGCTTGTAGAGCGAGTTTTTGCGATTAGCGATTTTGCTTTCTGGAAATTTAATTACATTCATTCGATTTTACCAAGTTTGTCTCGACCGTATACTTGAAGAAGGTATAGCTCTTCTTGAGTGTTTGGTACAAAAAATCGTACATCTGAAATAAGCCCCGTCTCTTGCTGCTTTGCAAGTTCGAGGGCTCTCATATATTCTTCTTCACGGGGTTTTCCGTCTTGTACTACTTTGATTCTCATTCTAGTCCTCCAATGAGTTGTTTCATCAGCTCAAATTCTCCATAAGTTATACTGATTTTTTCGTCCCCGCAGCGCCTTCCTATTTGAATGTCTACACCCTCCCCATTTGCCCATTGAGTAGCTTCGATATAATCCTCCTTATCAGCCAGGTAGCAGTACTTAGCAGAGGAGCCTATAATTGCATTACGTGTATAAGAGTGCATAGTTTTCCTTTAGTTACTCGCGTGATAGCATATCTTGAAATTCTTTTGACCAAGCCCAATTTGACACAATCCAATCATCAACACAGTCAGAAAATGAATAGTGTTCTTCAAAGTGAGCTTCACCAAATTTTTTAATCATTTTCTGTGACCAATATGTGTAGTATTGGTCAATTATTCCTTTTTCTGTAATACTCAGAACTACACCGTCATCCATATCATAGTTCGGATAAAGCCAAATCTTAGCGGGGTCGTATACATGTTTTCTCATTATGTGAACCTTACCCCGCTCTGAGCCAAATCATCAATCAATTGAACAACTGTCATTCCTTTACCAATTTTTTCGTGAAAAAACTCTTTACTTCCTCCTGCGCACACTATAGCAACCATTAGTGATTTATACATTTCGAGCCTAGAAATCTCTACGGGGTTGCTTCCACCATAGATTAACTCTTGAATAGATTTATTAGTCATACCTATACTCCAGAAATTGGTGGGTCTAGTAGGATTTGAACCTACAATCAACTGATTATGAGTCAGGTGCATCAACCGTTATGCTATAGACCCAAATTGATTTTATACTACATCTATATCTTCTTCGGAACCAATGACGTATCCCATGCCTCGAAGAAAGTTTATCATTGCTTGTAAATGAGTAGGCCAAGTTGCAGCAGCGTCATGCTCATGGGTTATTTTCTCATTTTCACCTTCGTAGGTTATAACTATCTTAGCCATATATTCTCCATTAGTTTCAATAAATTTGGGTGAAGAGGGTAGGATTCGAACCTACTGGCTTGGGAGCGACCACAAAGCTTATCCATATTAGCTTCTCTCTTCAATTAGTCAAATTCACACATTCCACAAGCGTACTCGCTTACATCGCTACCATGCTCGCAGATGTACCAAGGTCGAACATCTTGGCATTCATCACATCGCAACTCGTCGCCATATACGCTCGTGCTACCACAGGTCATAACGATTGTTTTATAATCATAGCCAGACCGTACATGCTGTTCTACTTTATTAGTACACATATTCTATCCTCTTAATTAAATATACTAAATTAATACACTTAAGTAAAAGTGCCTTTTTACCTAGATTAACGAGAAAAGGCCAAAACCGGAGTATATAGACTTGTACTCAAAGCGAAGGATAGGTCTTCTGCCTACTATCTGCATATTTAAAGAGCCAGAGATAGTTCGGCTCTAGTGCTTAAGAAGCACCAACTACTTCTCATTTTATAACCCTGAGTAGCTTAGGTTTGATAAGATGGATAAAGTTTCCTATCAGTTATCGCCTTTGCGTCCATTAATTCACAGTTAGGTACTGCTAGACCTTCGTTCATTTACTCAGAAAATACTTGTTCAAAGCATCTAAGTCAGCTTTGGAAGCCTTCACCAGCGTAGGCAGTTCAAAACCTATAGCATTTTCAATGTTGGCTACAATTTCTTCCTTTCGAACGATTGGAGCACCAGCTTTTGTTACTCGTGCAGCTGCCTTATACACCCCCTCACGAACCAGCTTAGCGATAATAGAGCGAGAGGCTTTATTATATTCTGAAGCCAGTTTATCTACTGTTTCACGATTAGGATTTGCTGTGTATTGTTCTACAATCTTTTCTACCATTTCTTCTGTGTAATTAGCTGCTTTGTCTGCCATCTTTTTCTCTCCTTTTTCAATTTTTAAAAACATATTATACTTTTTTCTGAGGTACTTGTCAAGATTTATTTTTTTAAGTAATACATTCTACTTCAAATATAAACTTAACCATAGGTATATTCGCTTTTACCATAGGAATAGAACATCTACTTTTTATCTCTTCGACGGGTATTGAAGAGCAACTAGCGAGAAGAAAACTCATAAGTATTAGCCTCATTCCGGTATTACACTCCAAAACATTTCGTTTCCATACATATACTCTACTAGAGTGTCTGTATCTAAAGAGCAATCTTCATAATCGCCCTCTTCCATCTCTGCTAGCCAGTCTTGCACTTGAGCATACCACTCTTTTTTCGTGTAGTAAGTAAACTCACAATCTGCTACATTAAAGGTCACTACATAGTTTTTCATATTTTCTCCTTTCTTTAATTTATGAAAGTATTATACGCCCTCTTGACCAGGCTGTCAATAACTTTTTAAGAAAATACGGTAAGCGAACGGATTCTAATCCGGGGGGCCCATTACGACTGGAAAAAATCAAGTTTAATTTGCTATAATCTACCATAATTTTCAGCAGTTTTCTCGCCCCCGCTCCAATTTGCCAGGATTTGCTACTGCCAGGGCGCTGGTGGGGATTTGGAAAATAAGACTTGACTTTCTACTTAAAAAGTGCTACGGGGTCGGCGACAAGCGGGCAAAAAATAATCGTTGACCTACTACTGGCGCAGCCCACGAAATTCTGGGCAATTGCTACAGGCGCGCTGCAGCGGAGACTACTGCATTTATTTATGAGCACCCGCAGCTATTTGCGCAGGACGCAAAAAATAGTCGTTGACCTACTACTGGCGCCCCCGCGCCAATTTTAGAGCAGTTGCTGCCGTATGTGCAGGCGCTGCGGGGTCTAGGAAATTGTTTGTAATTGCCCGTGATTCTCAGAGACTACCTGATTTGCTGAGAACCCGCGGAGAGTTTCACGCACCACTCAGAAAATAGTCGTTGACCTACTACTGGCGCCCCCGCGCCAAAAATATTATACAAGATATTTTTGGCCTATGCAACTACCGTTCGTCGGAAAAAAAGTGGCACGGATTATGCTAGCAAATCCTGGCTGAATCAAAGTGATATCAGCGCCCCTTTTTTCCGTCGTTAGTTTAGGTCATAAATATCTGACAAAATGTCGTTTAATTTTTTTAGTAAAGCCACCCGCCCCTCTTTTTTGTCGTTATAATCAATAACATTCCAGTCCTGGTTTTGCGAATTGAAAAGCGCCTCTTTTGCCAGTGTCATTTTATCATACGATGAAAGCGCCATTGCGTCATTGTTAGAATATTTCCAGCCCCTTAGTAAACTTGTTTTTCGGTCGGATAGTCTGGCGTTCTGTTCATCCTGTGAAATCGAGAGCCAAAATTTAATAATCAGAACGCCATTGTTGGCTTCGAAGCTGGCAACATTTCGCATGAAATAATTATATTGTTTTTCAGTGCACCACCCATTCACATATTGCACCAGTGCGCGGGAGTACCAGCTACGATCGTAGAATGATATTATCGGAGAATTCATAAGAGGCAACCGATTATGCCACCAGCTAAACCAGCCTTTCATCTGCGCCTTTGTTGGCTTGTTAGTAGTCATAACGCGGTAGTCAATCGTCGGCAGATAATGCGTCAATTCCCGAATCGTTCCCGACTTGCCCGCGCTGTCGCGGCCCTCAAGAATAACAGCAATCCGCGAAAATCCGCTATGGTTAATTTTGCTAACAATTTGGTTTAGTCGTGTTTGCTCGAATTCTAAAATATCCATTATGCCGCACCTTTATTGTGTCGTTAGTAAATCCTGGCGGGATTTTCACCCGCCCCTTTATTTTCTAGTTAGCCTTGAAGTGGTCACGCACCTGCACCTTGCGCCAGTCAAAAGATAATTCAGGATTCAGATAGTCCTTCTTTGCCGTAGTGTTTACCAGCCTTTGAAGTATAGGCAACTCATATCCAATAACGTCCTCGATAGCAGTATGTGGTTCATCTGGCAAATCAGGGTCATTTAAAATAAACCGCGCCATGATTTCCGCGTTAGTCTTAAAAGACATATTGCCGAATTTTGTTGGTGGATTGAAGGCGTGACATTGCAGAGCAAAGTTACGATAATTTTTCGTTAGCGCCCATTTAGAAAATGCCGCCCGCCATAGGCAAAAGCGCCTTGTGAACCCTGTCAGGTCAATGCCTGTTTTTTGGCATTTATCAACATCGAAAGGCAGATTATATGCCGTCAAAATAGGATTGTATGTTGCCTGTGCCTTATCTAGCCAACGATTAATAGCAGTCACGCTGGCAAGCATACGGGAACCGTTAGCAAGCATTTCACTATAAGCGTCAAAGCGGCGGTCTTTTCCTTGTCCCGACCAGATTGAACTGGCAGGCTCTCCCGATATATAAAACAGCGGATCGTGACCGAATACGCCATTTACAAGTACAGAACACGAGGTCTGGATTTCACCTTTTTTATCGACAACGATTGCACCAAAATCCGCAACCGTATCGGCCATTGTAGTTTCTGTGTCCAGAATCAAAAAATAGTCTTTCTTTGCCATGATTAAGCCACCTTCAAATTGTTGTTAGTTTGGACAGCATCGACCACATTTAGGCCAATGGATTTTAATGCTTTTATGACATTTTGGTTATCATCAAACATAACCGCCCCTTGAATGAATCGTTTCCAGCTAATACCTTGCGACTCGACAAAATCATTTAACAGGCGAATTTTTAATTGAGCATCGCCCGAAGTGTCGCCCTCTGGCCTCGACAAAATGTAATCCGCGAACAAACCATGTTCCTGCAAAAAATAATAATCTGCGGATGCCATAACGCGAGCCGTGCAAACAATGATTCTCACATTTAGATTATCAGTCAATGACAGCCACTGGCTCGCTAGCGGTAACAGTGTATCCTGTGCGACCTTTTCCGCTGTAGAATTCTCGCGCCAGTGTACCAGGTCAAGCGAGCCATCTACCAGATATGATTGCCGGTGGCTGGAATTGATAATGGTATGGTCAAGGTCAAAGATGAAGTATTGCATATGTAAAACCTATTATTGAAGAAAAATTAAGTAACAGTAAATTCCAAGTCTTATTACAAGCCGCTTGAATTGATAGCAGGAACAATCCCAATATGGCGAGCAGTAAACCGTTCTGGCTCGCCATCTGGAAAGAGGCGGCTACCATAACCGCCGCCCCTATCCATCCTGCTATACATGCAAAGCGGCTAACAGCTTTCCCAATGCGGAACCCGTGGCTTTTTCTAAGCCGGTCAATTCATCCGTATCAACCCCAATGGTTGATGCAATCGAGCCTACGATATCGGCTTTGCTAGCGCCTTGCGGCTTTTTCTTAGCAGGTGCTGGCTTGCTGATATATTCAATTTCCTCGCGCTTTACTTTCGCGATAATAGAGCGAACGCCTTTTCCTAGTTCGATTGCGAGTGCTTGCGCTTTCGCGTAGTCGATTGGAGCAGCAGAATGCAAGCGAGCTACCATTTCTGGAGTGTAGTTAACAGCGGTTTCTTTAGTAGTCATAAAAAATAATCCTTTGATTAATGATAGATAATAGTGTACCTTGTGCGCTCAAAGCGAGCGCATAAACAAGGTCTTGCATTTTTTCTCTTTCTTTTTTCCTCCCGTTCCTTGCTGGTATGAATGTCATTATACGCACTTTTTCCCGTAATAGAAGCATTTCGACAATTATTTTTAGAACAAAAAAGCATATACGCCGGGTTTCTTATAACCAAAAAATTTGCTAACAACCAAAAAAAGGGGCGACTAACAGGCAAAAAAGGGGCGACTAACAAGCCAACAGAGGGGCGACCCTCATCATTCCAAGTGATGTAGAGCCAGGACACAATTTTCCTGGGTGATAGTACCATCATCACTCCAGGTGATGCAGCCAGGGGGCGGTTATAAGACTCAGTGATAGTGGTGGCTCGCGCGCTCCCACACACGTAAACCATTAGCATATTTCAAAAACTAATATAGGAGCTAAAAATAAAATAAATCTTGACAAATCAACCAAAACAGCATATAATTGAAAACAATATGAAAATACTTCTCATACTGCTCATGTTAGGTCCCCTTCACGCCAAAGCTGACGAGTTGTACTGTCTGGCCCAAAACGTGTACTTTGAAGCCCGCTCGGAAAGCCTAGCAGGTAAGTATGCAGTTTCAGATGTTGTCCTGAATAGAGTACGTTCCTCTCGATTTCCAAACACTGTTTGTAAGGTCGTTCATTATAAATGTCATTTTAGCTGGTACTGTGATGGAAAGAGCGATAACCCCGTAGCGAGTTCAGCAGCTTGGAAAGACTCGGTAAAGGTAGCCAAGAATATACTCTTTCAGAAAAAATTTTTAGGTATTACGGAAGGAGCCACGCATTACCACGCCACTTATGTATATCCTAGCTGGGCTTCAAAACTCCGTCCGAAAGGACAAATAGGAAACCATATATTTTATGAGGAAAAGTAATTGAAAATCTTAGTAGCATGTGAGTTCTCAGGTACTGTGAGAGACTGCTTTCTCGCAATGGGACACGACGCAATGTCTTGTGATATCCTAGATACGAGCGTACCGGGGCCTCACTACAAAGGTGACGTAAGAGATGTATTGAAAGACGACTGGGATATGATGATAGCGCATCCTCCCTGCACCTATCTATCTACAAGTGGACTACATTGGAATAATAAAAACCCAGAACGTGCTTTACTCACGGAAGAGGCTCTTGACTTTATTAGCCTACTTTGGAATGTTTCCATTCCTCGTGTTTGCATTGAGAACCCTGTAGGCTGTATTAACACTCGACTTGCCTTTATGCCAAAGCCTCAGTATGTACAGCCGTATCAATTCGGTGAAGATGCTTCAAAGAAAACTGGACTATGGCTACGAGGCTTAGAACCACTCGTAGGGGAAGAATATGTGGAGCCTCGCTACGTAAATGGTAAGCCTAGATGGGCGAACCAATCAGATGCAGGGCAGAGTAAAATGGGAGGAGGCGGTGGACGAGGCCAGAAAAGAGCTATAACATACTTTGGTATTGCAGCAGCGATGGCATTGCAATGGAGCATAGAAAAATAATTCTTGACAAGGTACCTCTTTGAAAGTATAATTGGAGGAATTAAGGATACCAGTCTTATTAGAGGAGAGATTATGTGGACAACCTATAAAGAACTTTATGAAGTTAGACTACTCACTAGTGAAGACCGTCCTATAATAATGGAAATTTTTCAGAATGACGAAGCGGCCGTAGATAGAGTTTTTACAGGCTGGAATCATTATAACAGAAATGTTCTCGTTCGTAGAAAGTCAGACGAAAGAATAGTAGCCTGGAGAGAATCAAACACAGTTGAAAATGCTGATGGCTCTAAAGTCTGGTATGTAGGAGCTAGAGCAATGCATCCTGATTTTAGAGATGGCGGGGTTACTCTCAGAGCTGTAGCTGAAGAGGCTATATATTATGTATTTCATACTTGGGGCGCAAAAGTAATTTATGTTCCCGTTCTTAGAGCAAAGAATGATAAGGGCGTTCGATATAACTGGGAAGCAGCTGTGCCTTCTGTATCTACCTATACAGAGCAAAACGATAACTATGGTTTTGTAGAAATTACTAAAGAGCAGTATCTTGGCAGCGTATAGTTTTACACTAACGCTACTTACTTCAGGAGGCTCCGTAACTGGGCCTACTGTAGTTTCCGGTGACACTATCACTCTTACCGTGGCTCTTAGCGGTAATACTGGGGATGCTACGCCTAGTAACCCTTCAGGTTGTGTTGCTTATACTGTACCCTTAAATACTGCTACCCCTGGTGCTATTACTACTTTTTCAGGTAGCAGTTACTCTGTAACTTATTCTTATACTGACGCCAATACTACCGTATACAGTAGAACAATTACAGGTACTGTAAGTGGTACTCCTCCTACCGATACCACTCCGGATGTTTTTACATTTACGGATGTAACAAACGCAGCCCTTTCTACGCTTCAAACCTCTAACTTAATTACCATAAGTGGAATGAGCACGGGGGCTAGTGCAACCGTTACTGTAAGCGGAGGTACTTATAGTAAAAATGGAGGAGCCTATACTTCTTCAGCGGGAACAGCAGTTAATGGCGATACCTTTAGGGTACAGCATACTTCTTCAGCCAATTTTATTACTGCTACAAATACGACTCTTACAGTTGGAGGCGTGTCCGATACTTTTACGTCTACTACTCAAGACTTTGCGGGTGCTACATATTATGTAGATGCAAATGTCGAGGACGAGTCTGAGTCTCCAGCTTTCCTAATCTTGACTATTGGCGGCACCGGCGTTGGAAATCCAAAACTTTTAAATGCTGGTGACCGTGTTGGGTTTAGGTACGTTTCTAACCCCGGAGGAGCAACAGTTAGAGCTTCTTCATTTGATGCTACTCACTGGACGGACACAAGCCTTCTTACTCTTACTACGTCGTACCAGTATAAATATGCAAAAGCAGGAATCCCAGTAGATATAGTGGATTTTGTTAGCGTTGCAGCAAGCAAGTCAGGTTATATTTCAAATACTAAAACCACTTCCTTTATGGGGAACTCTTTACAGCCAGATTTAACCATCTCGCTTGACGAGAGCACCTATGAAATTTCTGGAACCGCTACTTCTCACACAATTATTATTTCAGAAACAGCTCCAAATACAAACTCTGCAATTACTGAGTATCGCGTAAGAGATTCAGTTACTACTCATGAAAGCCGCACAGGTCCTGGGGCTCTTACAGTTACAGATGTTCCTTCAAGCGATGGCTTTCCGAAAACCTATACTATTGAAGCAAGAATCACAACAGCTAATGGAGGCTCAGGACTTTTCTCTTTTGTCACATTTTACGATGTAATTGCTACAACTGCAGCAACTGCAAATGACCCTACGATTAGTAACTACGGATTTGCAATTTACGACCACAATGGCACTGCAATTACAAGTTTTGATGGAGGACATTCAACTCTGCGAGAACTTTTTGTAAGTTCTGTAACTGCATTGAGTAATACAGGCACAACGGACATAAATACAGGGCTGTCAGGAATAACAACAAGCAACTGTGTAATTATGGTAGAAGGAATAAGTGCAAGTGGGGCGGAGTCCGCTATTGAAGTAGCCGCAACATTTGTAGGCACTAATCCAGTTTTTGTAAGATTAGCAAGAGTAGTTATGTCTGGCCAGTCTGTAAAAGTAACAGTTTCTCAGTACGCGGGAGATACTATTGGCGCTTTAGATTCTTATGGATTTCAAGTACTAAATGGAAATAGTACTACAGTTATTGATGAAAACTCCGTTGTGTATGGGGTAAAGGAAGTTATTGCATTAAATCCTGCACTTAGTACACAAACCTTGTATCAGAATGCTGAGACTTATTTTTTATACGTAGAGCTTACACAAGGAACTTACCCTGCTTCAGGAGGATTGCCAATACCTGCAATTTCTTCCTCAAAGTCTGTGTATTTGATGCCCCCAACACTTTTAGGCCCAAAGCACCCAGATGGGTCTTATAAAACCGTGCTGTGCTATATTCCTGCAGGAGGAGTGATTAATGGTAATTACAATCTTGCAATGCTTGTTGCTTCTGACAATGCAATCCCTTCTTACTTTGGAGGTGTAGTACCTACTTATGGTGTTCGAGTTTTTAATAGTGCCGGAAGTCTAATTTGGGATAGTGGGTGGAGACAAGCAATTGTAAATAATATTATACCCGCAAACCAATTTACACTAGGAGTAAACCAGCTTGGTACTTATGATGTAAGTACTGGCTTCGATGGAGTAGTTGGCCCTAGTAATGGAGGAAGCTCCCCTTACCCAGACGTTCCTTATGACATGCAGAGTTATGGTCAAGTAAAAAGTATTGGGAGCTTAAACGATATGGACCCTGCAAATACTTATCTTGCAGGCTCTAGCCTGTCAGGGTATGTTTCATACTATGCAGGATTTTGGCGAGATGGTGAATCGAATAGAGAAGGATATGCTGGGGGCGGAAGGCATAGGCCTGGTATAAGAATAAATAATTTTAATTCTGCAAATATAACGATGTATAGATTTAGTGGAGGTTCTCAGCCCCCGACAGATGATGAGGCTACCGACCGGGACCCAAAAAGTCATCACCCTGAAGGAAACTTTGTTTTGTTTAGGATAGTATAATAACCCACCCGTAGCTTAGACCTAAGAAAAATAATTCTTGACAAGGTACCTCTTTGGAAGTATAATCATAACCATGTCGAAAAAACCAATTTGTATTAAAGGATAATTACTATGTCAAAAGAGCTAACTACAATTTCTCCTGAAGGATTAGATATTGCAAACAGCTACTTACAGTTTGGAAATATAAGAGCTGTATCAGAGTACTTACAAGTACCTGAAAGTAATGTCGTAGAAATACTAAATAAGAGAGAAGTAAAGAAATATATTGATACTATATACCTTGACATGGGTTATAGAAATAAAAACAATATAGGGGCCTTACTAGACGAAATGATCGCATCTAAACTGGAAGAAGCTCATGAGAGTGGTGTATACTCTAGCAAAGATTTAGCTGATCTATTAATGATGGCGCACAAGATGCGCATGGATGAGATAAAGGCCCAGGCTGAAATTATAAAAGCCGAAGGTACTAATATCAAGAACCAGACGAATGTTCAGATAAATGAGGCAGTGCCTTTTGGACAGGGAAACTATGGTAAGTTAATGGAGAAACTCCTAAATGGTAGCGCCGACTGATGAAAAAGTACGAAATATGCAAGCAGAGCTTCACGCACATGAAACCCAGTGTGCAGAAAGGTGGATAAGCTGCTTTGACCGTCTCGGTAAGCTAGAATCTTCTTTAGCCCGCATGGAGTCTCGATTGTTAGGAGTAAGTGGTGCACTTATAATATTCTTAGCCGGCTTAATAGTAACTCTAGCAACCAAACTATAGGAGAATTAAATGGTTTATACAAAACGAAATTTATGGTTTTACAATAACGGGAAAGAGGTATTTACGTTCGCAACAGAAGCAGAGGCTAATGCTGCTTCTGTGGTAGATAATGGCTACGAAGAAAAAGAGCATTATGAAGAAGAAATCAGTTCCGACGAACAAGAAGTTGTATTCGAGAGTGAAATCGGAGGCGAAGAGGAAGTTTAACGTTTATCCAAGTGCTTATGCAAACGGCTGGCTAGTTCGAACATAGAAAGCGAGCAGCAGGGAATCCTGGAGGAAAGCCGAGAAATGTTTCTACAATTTCTCGTAAGAGACAAAGACGTGCCCGTAAGAAAGGTTAAAAGCGGATATAAGTGGGGTAAGTCCGGAAAGATTTATCCAACCAAAAAGCAAGCTGAAAAACAAGCTCAAGCTATCTACGCAAGTGGATACAAGAAGAAAAAACGTGGCAGCAAGAAAAAGCGTTAGGAAAAAAGACTCTCGACTAAAAAGAGCAGGCGTTGCGGGGTTTAATAAACCGAAGCGTACTCCAGGACACGCAAAGAAGTCTCATATAGTTGTAGCGAAGGTAGGAACTAAGATTAAAACAATCCGCTTCGGGCAGCAAGGCGCTAAAACAGCAGGGGCTCCAAAAGCAGGAGAGTCTGCTGCAATGAAAGCTAAACGTGCTTCGTTTAAAGCTCGCCACGCAAAGAATATTGCAAAAGGCAAGATGTCCGCAGCGTATTGGGCAGATAAGGTCAAATGGTAGCAGCGTTTACGCAAAGGAATCTTTAGGAAAACTTAAAAATGATTCTACACTCAAAAAATTGCAACAAGGAGAAGTATAATGGCCGTAGAAATAGATTCAAAATTAATTATAGCAAACCAACAATCAACTACGCCTGATCGTGTAAATACTTTTGCTCCTGTTCGTAATGATGGAACTCCGGTAAAAAGAGATAATTTTTTATATGTAGGCGAGTACACTTCTAAAAATAGATTAAAAGTTTCTGATTATGAAACACTATTTTTTAATACATTTCAATACGGTATTGAAACAGACATTTGGGATACAGAAACAACAGGCACCTCTAGCGCAGCCTGGGACGGAGAGACAAATCAGATTTTATTAAGCGTTGGTGGAACTGCCGGTGATAAAGTTATTCGACAAACTAAAAATGTACAAAAATATGTTCCAGGGCGCGCAAGTACTATTAGTTTTGCTGTTACTTTGAAAGCCCCTGTAGAAGGCATTCGTAAAAGATTTGGAATGTTTGATACAGAATTTAATGGTTTTTGGTTTGAAGATAGCGGAGTATGGGTTGACGGAATTCCTCAATATAATTGTGTAGTATCAAACGGAGGCACTCCTATTGTAGTTTCTCGAAGCAATTGGAATGGAGATAAATTAGACGGAACAGGAGTAAGTGGTATAGTAGCAGACCCTACTAAAATCCAACTTATTAATGTCTCTTATGAATGGTATGGTGCTGGAGAAGTACGTTTTGGTTTTGTTGTTGATGGCTACGAGTATATAGTTCATAGTCATCAAAATGCAAATAGACATACACTTCCTTGGGCACAAACACCTTTTTTACCTATTCGAATGGAACTAGAAGCCCTATCTACTGTAGTGGGAGGTCCTTTTACTATGGTACAAGGCTCTAATAGTCTTATTTCCGAAGGTTCGATAAGCTCAAAAGGTGTTGCTCAAAATATTACTAGCCCTATTACAGGCACTACAATGACTACTGCAAATACTTGGTATCCTGTGATTAGTTTACGATTAAAAACGAGCACTTTGAACGGTATAGCACTTTTAGATAATTTCCAAGTAGCAACTATTGATAATACTAATATATTTTATAGACTTGTAAGAAATGCAGACTTAGGAGTAACGGGTGCTAATGGTTGGTTAGATATGCCAGATTCAAATGCATTTACACAATATCAAACTTATACTGCACCAGGAGCAGTTATACCAGCCAATCAAGGAGTTGCTATATACAGCGGATTTGTTGTCACTGGGGGTGGAGGGGCTGCTATTAACTTAAGTAAAGATAGTATTTATCAAATTGGCAGAACGCAATTGGGAACAATCAGTGATACGTACACACTTTTATGTGCTTCCAGTAACGCAAATAAATCCGCTCTTGCATCTTTAACGTGGATTGAGCAAAGGTAAATAATGGCAATTGAAGTAAGTAGACTAGATATAGCTAGTGATATAATTTTAGAGTTACAATCTGAGACAAGGTTTCTTAAGCTCCCAATTCCTCCGTATTTGGATTTATTGGGAGTCCAGCCGCTCCCCTCGCAGATAGCAATTATCAATGCGATTAACAACCCAAAGTATCGTTTCATTTGCGCAGCAGTTTCTCGGCGGCAAGGAAAAACATACATTGCAAATATCATAGGACAACTAGTATCACTAGTGCCTAACTGCAACATCCTCATCATGTCCCCTAACTACGCCTTGTCTCAGATTTCTTTTGATTTACAGAGAAATCTGATAAAACACTTTGACTTAGAAGTTACAAAAGATAATGCAAAAGATAAAGTTATAGAACTTTCAAATGGGTCTAGCATTCGTATGGGTTCTGTTAACCAGGTAGATTCCTGCGTTGGCCGTTCTTACGACCTAATTATATTTGACGAAGCTGCACTCGCAGATGGGAAGGATGCTTTCAATGTAGCGCTTCGACCAACTTTGGACAAACCGAATTCAAAAGCTATCTTTATATCAACCCCGCGGGGTCGCAACAACTGGTTCTCCGAGTTCTACTATAGAGGGCATTCTGAGGAGTTTCCTGAGTGGGCTTCAATAAGAGCAACCTATAGAGATAACCCGCGTATGTCGGAAAGTGATATTAGAGAAGCGCGTAAATCTATGTCAGACGCAGAATTCCGACAGGAATAT